AGCTGGTCTTCCAGCCCATCAAGCCGGAGCCATCCGATAGCCAAATCTTCAAGAGGTTTGAAAAGTTCCATGTTAACAACCCAGAGGTCTACAGCAACCTAGTACACCTAGCTCGCCAGTTCCGCCGCAAGGGAAGCAACTACAACAGAAAGATGGGCATCGGAATGCTCTACGAGGTCTTGAGATGGAACTTCTTTATGGAGGTCGAAGCCGGAGAGGAGGAGTACAAGCTCTCTAACGATTTTAGAGCCTGCTACGCTCGCCTGATTATGGATCAGGAGGCTGACCTACAGGACGCATTCAACTTGCGATGCTCAGTCGTTGATTAATTATGAAGACAAACATACGAAAGAAATGCACGATCAAGCTGAAGGACGGCCGCTGCTTTAAGGCAGTGATCACAGGCAACGCAGGAAATCATAAACTAAACATAACAAGCAAGGAGTGGGGCGACATGGTAGTCGATTCACGCGAGGTAAAAAACTAATAAATACTATGGACAACGAACAAGATCCCCAGTGGAAACAGCAGTGGAAGACGCTAGGCATCAGATACCTTGGTAAAGAGGGAACTGGACATATCGACGCTATGGATAGGTTTGAACACTCATGGGAGTTAGGCTATACAGCCGCGATGGACTACTGCCGGAGCGTTGTGGACAAGGTCGGAGCCGAGCTTAACAAGAACAAGGAATCAAACTGATGCCTATCCGAATGCTCCGCGATTGGACAGACTCCTATCGCTTCGACCAACTCACCACAAACGCTGAAGTTCTATTCACGCGCCTCATCATGAAAGCCGACGATTTCGGCAACTTCCATGCCGACAGCCGGATCGTAGAATCGATGTGTTTTCCACTAGGTTGCCAATTTCCTGTTGAGGTAGCACTGGACGAATTGTCGATTAGGGGATTGATCATGATCTACGAGGTAGAAAGCCGCAGATATTTAAACATTCCAAACTTTGGACAGAGAATGCGTACCCATGTCCGTAAATTCCCGCCACATGGCGGCGAGGTGCCGCACATTGACGACAAAGAGCGGCCTGAAAGGAAGAAGAATAGAATAGAAACCGAAGAGAATAAGAATGCGTTTGAGGCGTTCTGGTCTGCATATCCGAAAAAGGTAGGAAAAGGCACAGCGGAGACAGCATGGGCTAATGCCGATATGCCAGAACTTGAGGTGATCCTGAAGTCACTGCAAAAGGCAAAGCAGTCGCCAGCGTGGATCAAGGAGAAGGGAGCATTCATCACGCACCCATCGACATGGCTAAACCAGAGGCGTTGGGAGGACTCAGGCATGGATTACGCTGCTTTGTCATCAAAACGCGTTGTGGGGGCATCCACGACTCAGGAATCAGCACACCAGATAGACGAGCAGCACGCAAAAGCATGGCTGGAGGAAATGTACGGAACAATCGAAGGGGCAGGCAGCTTCCTAGAATGGCCACCAAATGTCCGGCGCGACTACCTGAACCAGCGATCAAAGAACTAAGATGAGTACCATCCAATTCATTCGCAATTTGGCTTGCTGTTTCATGGGGCATACCTATATTTGGATATCCCCTTGGCATAAGACCCGCCGTACAATCAAATGCACGCGCTGTGGCCTTAAACAACATCGATACGAAAACTAATAAATAACTTTGCTGCCAGAGGTTGAGAAACAACAAGCGTTGTGGATCTGACGAGCCGCTGGCGGCTTCCCTTTATATGAAAAACACCGACACACCAAAAACGGATTCCATTGATTTTGGATGGGGGATTCACGAGGACGAAATATGGCCCTTTGCCCGTCAACTTGAGCGAGAACTTGCCGCATCAAAGGCCGAGGTCGAAAGGCTGCGTGAAGTTATTAAATATGCGGTATGGGTATTGAAATCCTACAACCCACAGTATGCCGAGGAAATCGAAACAAGACTCAATCCACCCATTGAGCCTCCCAATGAACGAGCAGAGAAAGCCGAGGCAGAAATCGAGAGGATGCGTGATGCGTTCTCGTATCTAACTGATGAAATCGAATGCACATCGAAATGCAGTTCTCATCAAGCAGATCATTGCGATTGTGGACGGATTGAACGGGCTTACGCAATCTCTGACTCAATCGCTCAAAATCCAACCAAATGACAAATAACTCAATAAACTGAGTAAAACACTAAAATCATGACAAATAACTCAACTACCGAGGAATCCTCGGTACTTCAACCCGACACACCACGCACCGATGCTTTCTACCCAAGTGATGCCGACTACTGGGAAGAGGAGGCAAAACGATACTGCTCTAACTCCCAATACTGGCGTGAACGAGCCGAAAAAGCAGAGGCCGAGGTCGAGAGGCTGAAGGGACTGCTGGAATCTACTCAAAGTCTGCGTGACTCTTACAGGACGCTTGCTTGTTCAAGGATTTCAGAGGTTCGTAAGCTAAAGGCCGAGGTCGAGAGGCTGAAAGGTATAATCAAAGCGCAAGAGCTGCTTACAGACCACCAATCTGACCTAAAAATGCAGTGGCACGCAGAGGTCGGGCGCAACGCGCAGGATACAGCATTTACTAAGGACTAATTATGAAAAACAAGCCACACATCCCACTAGAGGCAGAGATTGAAGTGATCGATGATCCATCAATTTATTCAGCTATCGAAGCAAGGCACGCGACCGCTGATGCTTTCCGGCAACTTAGAAAGCAGATTGAGGATCTTGCGGTTGCCAAGTATTTTCTTCACGAATCCTACTGCCGGAATTGCGGAACAACAAACGAGTAACATATGCACGCAGAGGTCGGGCGCAACGCGCAGGATACAGCATTTACTAAGGACTAGATCGAATGAGCTTAGACATAAATACACCAAGAGGTCAGGAAAGCGTAGCAGAAGAGAATGAGATGATAGACCTCCTAAGAAGCCAATTCGACTCGCTATTCATCCACACCCCAATTGAGTCAGCGGCATCTGTTGATGGCTTAATCATCAAGGATCATTCCCTATCTGGAATATTTGAATCAAAGTGCAGGCGAGATACACTCCAAACATTCCAAACTAGCTACCACAACGAATGGCTAGTCAGCTTCCATAAGCTACAAGCAGGTGCAACTCTATCAAAGATGATATGCGTGCCATTCTGGGGATTCCTTTACCTAGTTCCAGACCAACTGCTGCTCGTTACAAAGCTAACAGACTCACAGGGAAAGTTCGTAGCAAAGATGCGAATAGAACAGCGCAAAACATCGGCCTGTTGCAATGGCGGTACGATGATTGATACTTGTGGATTCATAGACATAACAAACTCACGCAAACTAAGAAAAACAACCAATTGATGTAATAAAGGGGATATTTAAGGGGTGTAACCAATGTTGATGTCAAGATAATATCATTGCATAAGAGGTAACTGGTCATTATCAAGTCTGTTGACGCAGGTATTAACTATAAGTAAAAAGCAAGCAAACACATATGAAGTCACTTTCAAATCCAAAGCATGAACGATTCGCGAGGCTGATGATCCAAGGATTATCGCAGGTCGATGCGTACAGGAAATGCTACCCAGATCAGTCTAAGACATCGGTGAACGCGCACGCGCACGAACTGGCGAAGAAGCCGGAGATTGCTGAACGCATTGCCGAGATGCGCGAGGTGATCGACTCAGAGTTTGCGCTGGAGGTCGGAAGGCGCAGTGATCTGGCGAGGCGCATGGTGGAGGGAGAGATCCCTACCAAGGTTGTACGCAAGGCTAATGGTATTGAGGCTACATTCGACAGGCTGGCAGCATTGCAGTTTGAGGCACGACTATCTGGTGCTATGGCTCCTGACCAGATGCAGGTGAGCGCAGGCCCAAGCCTGAAGCTGGAGTTTAACATCGTCGGCAGGAATACCGCCATGACTCCGGCACTGGAGGCCGAGTGGGAACGCATCAACCCAGAAACAAAACGACTCACAGAGCCTCCTAGCGGCCAGCAAGATGACTTCCAGCAGTACATGGAGGCCGAGATCCGGCCAGAGAAGGTAGTATCGCTGGAGAGCCTGAAAGAAATCATCGACGAACCAACTGAATAATATGAAATCCACACTTGAATTCAATCTTCCGGAAGAAAGTATCGAACATCTGGACGCATTACACGGCCATGAGTGGAAGTCAATCGTCTTGGATCTTTACCACCAGACGCGCAACCTAAGAAAGCATGGTCATAAATATGAGGATGCGGACGCAGCCGTCGAAGACTTCATGGATTCAATCGTGTGCCTAGTCTTGGATAACGGCCTGTCTCTGGACTAACTATTCTTAGCCTTCTTGGTTGGCTTCGCCTGCACTTTTGCGTGTGCCCTACCATAAATCGTCCTAACCTGAATCTCTTCCGGCAATTGCTGGACAAATATCTTTAGCCGCAACGCATTCTCAGGACTCATGATCTTAATCAGGTGGGAGAACTCCTCTCCGGCAGCTGCCAGCTTTGTCGCCTCTACATAAGTATGTGACTGAAGCTGATCGTACTGGTTATACATGGTTGCAATTGATTAACAGATTAGCTAACGATTACAACTTATGAATTCATCCATGCCCGATACAGGGTATCGAATAACACCTCCGCTGAGTCAGAAGGTATTCCATCAGCACGCCGTCAACATCCGTAAGGAAGCAGACCGCGACGATGAGAAGGGCATCCTCTACGCTGCCCAGTACATTCTCCAAGAGACACTGAAGAACCCTGTCATGTTAACTGAGATAGACGTACCAACGGCAGAGGCTGTCGTGCGTCAGTATGTCCAGCACCTACTAGACAACAATCATTTTGAGGCTGGCGCGACCATCCTATGGGGTAGCAATGTCTACGACTGGAGGCCAAGGTTTGGAAGGGACACATGGAGATGCTTATTTGAGCATGACCAGCTAATGGTTATGGGAGCTGGAGCCTGCGGGAAATCGTTCAGCGCAGGCGCGTGGTTCTACATGGATTGGTGGAGAGACCCTGCTTATACCTGTATCAAGGTCATTTCATTAACTAAGGAACACGCCGAGCGTAACATCTTTGCGAACATCAAGACATTCCACAGAACGGCATTGGTCAGGCCGCTATCCGATCAGGGCGACAAAGC